TTACGCTGCCACGCTGGCGTTTTCATCAATCTTCCTCACGCATAAAATTGACGCGCTGAAACTCAACGGCTTCGCGTTGGCGGCGTGAGTTCGCCATTGATGTGATGGGTCCGCCAACTAACCAGGCGTCACAGGTGCGTGCCGCTGCACACTTAAAGTGAAATAGTTCGCAATAACCAAGATCGGCGGCATCTTGCACCGCCATCTCTAAGTCTTCGTTCTCTTCGCCTTCGCCTTCTTCGTATGATTCGCCGTTTTCTTCGCCTTCTTCGCCGTTCTCTTCTTCGCTTTCATCCTCCATACCGCCTGTGATGCACTCAATCATTTCAGGCGTTTGAATGAAAGCGGCGCAGTTACCGCAACGCATCGACTTGGCTTGCGCCAGGTCCGTGTTCCACGTTTCGGCTTTGGCGTTCCAGAATTCACGGTTAGGCAATTCAGGGTTAGCAGGGCCGTAACCCACATTGGCAAACGCCCAATTGCGATTCTTTAGATTCGCAACCGGGTCTTTGGTTTCAATAGGGCATTCCATCACTTTTTCTTCGCTTTACCGGCTTCGGATAGCGCAATGGCTATGGCCTGCTTAGGGTTTGTCACTTCCGGCCCTTTCTTACTGCCGGAATGCAATTTGCCCGCCTTGTATTCGCGCATAACTTTGGAGATTTTCTTCTCGGCTTTGGTCTTTTTCATCATGATGGCAGTATGTCCGTGATGGTGACGTGAAAAGTGTGGCTATGGCCCGAAATAATGGCAACTTTATCGCCAGGATTGACCGCCACATACTCAGTTTGATAAGCAGGAATGATGGGATCATCAACCGTTGCAGTTGGGTTTGCGCCTACTTTGAAATGCAAGTGCCTGCCATCATCGGAGCCATTGGAAACACGCATCAGCGTTACGCCGGTTGCGGCAGCGTGCGATTGCTGGCTTGCGTCTGACGTTGTAAGCATCGTCGTTATGCCAAAGCGACCAATAACTTCAGGCCACAGATGCCCGGCTGAATCGCGTACTTGCTTGCTCATTTCTTGGACCTTGCAGCACGCATATTGTCAACAAGGTTTGGGTATGGCCTTCCAGCGGATTTCGCCATGGCTTTGGCGCTGGCTTTTTCCTTCTTGGATAACGGTTCGCTTTTGCCCAATGACTTCGGACGCGCTTTATCCCACACCGGCTTAGCTTTCATGGCACTACCCCCATTTGGGGGCAGACACTAGCACATTCGAGCATCAATGCGCAAGATTCATGCGCAACGCGTGGTAATCCTGAAGAAATCCGCTCATGCTGGCGAGTTTGTTAAACGCCATATCCGCTGACAAACGCGAGTGAAATAAACGCAACTGCGGTCTGCGCTCCATCTCAGCCCAATAGGTTTGCAAGATCGTGCGCCCCCAATCTTCAGCGGTTAAGCGATTGATGTTGCCGCCAAGGTATTCGTAGCGCATAAACATTTCCCAATCCACCATCCCTAATGTGTGGCGCGGGTTGTCCTTATTAGAGTCTTGGTTCGCGTGCAAACGGAACGCCCCCAGGTGCGCCCCACCACCTACCGCTGGCCCGTGGCGCGTGGCTTCCAGATACGAAGTAACGTCACCCAAGTAATGCCTTGGTGCCAACTCGCCAAGTGGCGCATAGGTCATGGTGAATGCGCACTTAGAGCGATCCATCATCACAAACGAAGGCTCGCCAATAAAGTTCTTGTGCATCGCCATAAGCCGCAAGATGTTCTCGCGTGATGACTTCATCAGTTCATCTTGATTGATAAAGCCTGGTGCGCGAAGAAAACGCCCGGCACCGTCAATCCAATGGCGTTGATGCCAAAACATCACGGCGTCACGATGATGATCCGCCAAATCAACTAAGTAGGACGTTGAAGATGGATAAATCACATCATCGTCGTACACAAAGCGCACTAAATCCGAATCTGCCTGATCCCAAAGATAAGCGTAATGCGCCACTTGATCGCCAGGACAGATAAGGTGCGTGTCAATGACTTCAAAGTCATAACGCTGCGCCATATCATTGATCATGTGGTGGTCATTTTCATCAGGACTGTGATTGCCAATGATGACTTTGATGCGCGGATAGGTCTGCGCGTCGATTGAAGCTAATGTGGTGTATAGGTGCTCAGGCTTGTACGCTGGAACAAGAATGGTTACGGGTCTCATGGTTTTCTCCAACGTTTACGCTCAAGCTCGGCAAGTTGTACCAGTTCACGCGTGCGGCGCTCAAGTTCCATCACCATTTCTTCAAGCACTTCCCATTGCAATTTTTCGTACTCGCCTCGTGGGAAGTTCTCAATCAATCCATTGACCCAGGCTTTTCTCGCCATATCGTTCAGGTTCATCCCTGTCCTTTCAATAGTTCCGCAGCATCGTCATAGCCGTTTTTCTCCAGCAACTCAATGCAATGGTTTAAGCGTGCTTCGCCTGCAACAAACTCAATCTGCGCCGCAAAGATAAAAAGATTCTCTGCGTGCTGATCAAACCCTGTGTTTCTAGCAATGCCCATCACATCGCCAATCGTCAAATCCTTCACGTCAATACCTCCTTAATGTGTTGAGGCACCCTTGGCAGTGGCGCCCAGGCAACCGCCCACTCGGACCAAGTGCCAATGACGCACACGCCGCCAGGATTGAGCAATAACATCTTCACGCCTAATGGCGGCGGGTCATCTTCGGGCGTGCGCCAGGTAGCCTGGCCTGCGAGGTAGTCTTTCACGCCTGCCCCCTTGCTCGTATGGCGTCGGCACAGCGCTGCGCTATGCCCTCAATGCTTGCCTCTGCGTCGCACAGCTGGGCGCAGGCTTCACGTTCAGAGGCAACAAGTGCCTTAAGACCCCATCGGATTTGTTGATGCGTTAGCGTCAACAAGTCGCGGTCGCCATATTGATTGCCGTGGCGATCTACCAATCTCATTGCCAGTGCGTAACGTTCAACCAGGGTCATGATGTCACCTCTGTTCATGTGTTACCCCTTGCTCGTATGGCGGCGGCGAGCGCATAACCTTCGTCGTCCCATGCACCGCAGTAATCTTCGACAACCTTTGCACACGTTTCACGCTCGGCAGCAGCAACAAGGGCAGCGAAGCGTTCAAGTTGAACATTTCCCGTGTAGCAAGTCCCCCATCGCGGATCAAACTCAATACCTACCTCCCGCGCCATGCGGATGATGTCTTCCCTATCCATCACGCAGCCCTTATTCCAAATGGGTTATGCCACAGCACTGGCGCTTTAGGCTTACGCGGCTTAAAGGTCTTGTATTCGTCTTTCACCTCGAAGTAGTTCACCATCACTTTCTTCCAAGGTATTTCAATGTCTTTTATCCCCTTGGACTTCACAATAAGATCATCTCCCGCCAACTCGGTCATGAGTTGATCAATCCTTTTGGTGGTCATATCAAACTTTGCCGCCAAATGCCAAGCATTCACAGGATTCTTCAATCCCTTTAAGTAGTCAAAAATCATCTTCTTGCTTTCCGATCTACGCATTTTTCGTTTTGCCATTTCTACCCCTCTCGATTAAACAACTGCCCTCAAGTTCCGCTTAATCGGCTTACCCCACTGTGAGTTGTAAGCCTTACCGTACAACGCTGTTCCTGCATCGCTGGCAAAGGTCAACGCCAAAGCATCAGCCATATCAGGTGATCCAATTCCGCGTTTCCGCATCTCGTCTTTGCTCTCTAGCTTCATCTTCCCGTTGCTATTAAACGAATAGCGCGGCGAGACAAGTTCCGCCAAAAGCGACTCATCTTTAGGAATCTTGCAATCGCGTTTTTCCAACCACGCCTTCATCTTTCCCCACAACTCAGCACGCAAGTTCACATAAATCGTTCCCATGGCTGGAGACTCAGCCACGTTGATCCCACGCGCAGGCATATTCAATTCGCGCAAGCGGTCCACAACACCGGCCCCCAAGCCAATCGAATCGACAAGTATTTCAACGGGCCTGTCTTCTGGCTTCATGGCCTCGTATTCAGCGACCACCGCGCCCGTGGTCTGCATCAAATCCAACCCACGCCACTTGCGTATCTCGGTCACCGCATTACCCTTGCGCTTTGCTAGTGCTGTGGCGTCCGTACCAAATCGCGCCACATCCAAACCCCATACCGTTGGCGTATCCGTCGTTTCTACATCACGGTGAAAAGCGCTGTCCACTAACTCAACGCCAATCAAGGTATCGTCATCGGTACGCGGAAACTCACCCAACACGCGAACACGGAAAGCGTTGGACTCTTCGCCATACCTTGACGCCATATCCTTGATATAGGCATCGCTTACACGCTTGGAGTCATAGCAGGACACGCGACGTGTCCACCACTCATCCTTTAATCGGTTATGCGTGTCAAAGAAAAACCCGCTGGACTTCGTTGGGTTACCCAACAAAATCGTCACAGCGTTATGCCCTGACATGGAACCCGCCGCCGCCTCGAACACGGACTCAGGAATACCTGATGCCTCATCCGCCACAAGCATCACATGGTCCGAATGCACACCCTGCAACGCTTCAGGTTGCTCGGCACGCGATGTACGGGCGGATATGAATGACTCTTGAGGCGCAGCACGCATCTCAATGCGGTCAGTCTTAACCTCCAAGCGATCACCCCAAGCATTAGGCAGCTCTTTCACCCAACGCTTTAACTCAGCAAATAAGGCGTCGTACAACTGGCTTGAGGTCGGCGCCGTCACCACAATCTTTGCAGGACCACGCGTTAGCATGTACCAAATCATCGCCCAGGAAGCCACCGTGGACTTCCCAACACCGTGGCCGGAGCGCACGCTAATCTTGCGCTCGCCGCGGGATATAGCCTCCAAAAACTCCACTTGCCAAGGGTCAGGATCAACCCCCAACACTTCGCGCACGAACAACGGCGCGTTGGGCCTGTAGCGGCGCACCAACTCAAGATAACGCTTAAAAATTTCGTTATTAGGCGTGTTCATAACTTGCCACCGCACGATGCACCAAGGTATGCGTTACCGCCATACCAAACTGATCCTTCACCATCTCAGCAATCTTGCGATAGCTCTTGCGCTCCTTGGCTTTGTCCGCCATAAACATCAAGATGGGATAGGTCGATTCATCCTTCACAAGTTTCGCCGACTTGCCATCACCATCTTTACGAAACCCAAACGGCACATGACCGCCAACCCAACCACCGGCTTGCGCCTTGCTCTTACGCCCATCAGCCATGCGCTCGGCAATCCTGCGTCGCTCAAGCCTAGCTACTGCCGCCATCAACGTAAAGAAAAACTCAGACCAGCTCGACCCATTATTCACCGGGTCTGTACCCAGTGCCAGCACAATCATCTTAACGCCCTGCTCCTTCCAAGCCTCGGCCATCGTTAACGCATCAACCGTGTCACGAAACGCACGATCCAATTGCGTCATGACCACCACATCACCTGGCTGAAGTGCAGCCACTAAACGCGAACCGGCATCGCGCTTGGCAAGCTGCACGGAACCGCTCACGCCTTCATCCGTAAACACCTCGCCCACATCCTCGCCGCGAATCAACGCCAATCCCTGAATCTTCCTAATCTGCTCGGCTAGCGACGTGTTGTCTACCTGCTCCTGTGTGCTAACCCTTGCATAACCATAAACCGCCATGTCGTTCCCCTGTTTTCGTTACTTGTTGCAAGCGTAACAGCGTTTCGCTCACTTGTGAAAATTTTTTTGGGGGCCGTTCGTCGGGGCGATGGGCAGTGTGGGCGGGAGGGCAAAGCATAGGCTGGCGGATTGCAGCGGCAGGGCACAATTGCCAGGTGTGCAAAGCACAAGTTGGCGCGTGTGGAGTACCGCGGCAAAGCCGCCCCGCCCAAATCGCGCCAGGGGGGTCAAAACGATTATCAAATGATAATCATTCGCATTTCCGAGTCAATCGAGGATGAGAATGATTCTCGACAAACCATCGAAACCGCATCAAACCCTACCAGATTGTCAGTTTTTCCGCGTTTGGGCGACAATTGTCGCGTTTGGTAAAGCGATTGCGACTGCGTCAATCATGTTGCGATGCGTCAATTGTCAGCGATTCAGCTTGTTTGATCGCCGTCCATGCTTGCGAGTCGATGTTAATCGCTACGACGGGCGCGCGATTCTCCGCCCATGATCGCGGATCGAGGCGCGCAGCAAACCATTTGCGCGTATCAACGCGCAGTCTAGGATCGTCTTTTGCCTCGTCGGCGATCGTCAGCGCCTCCTCCGCCAGCGCCGAGGCGCGCTCCTCGCGTGCGCGCGCGTACTGAGCGCTGCGCTCTGGCGCCAATAACCACCTATTTAAATGTCCCTGCTTTACTCCAATGCTTTCGGCTATAGCTCGAACACTTTCGCCAGCGCTTATACGCTCGAGAATCTCCTCCTCGCCTACTTTCTCAATAACCGCAAGCGCTGCGCGCTTTTGTGGCTGCCCCGCCATATAAACCCCTAAAAGGTTGAAATTGTCCGACAAATGGTCAATCGATCAATGCGCGACCATGCTATTGTTTTGCTTGTTGCAATCAATCAAGACGGAGTCAATATCATGCGCAAGCCAAACGGATTTGTTTTTTATCGCGGATTCTCGCCAATCGATCAAGCGCCAATCGTCGGGATCGCGGTTTTTGAGTCTAGCAATGTCAAAACCGGGAACATGATTCAAACGTACATTATTCGATCGGACGTTAACCCTATCAGCGCCGTCAATACTGGCAATGATAAAAGCATTTGTGGCGATTGTGTGCATCGTGGCAACGAAAGCCAAAAGCGCACATGTTACGTTGATTACTCCAAAAGCGTTAGCGCGGTTTATAAAGCTTTTGAACGCGGCTCATATCCCGATTTTTCGCACAATGTAAAGCTTGCAGCGCTTTGGCTAAAGGGTCGCAAGGTTAGATTAGGCGCTTATGGCGATCCCGCCATGATTCCCGCGGAAAATTGGCTTGAGCTGCTCGAGCTTGCCAGCGATTGGACCGGATATACGCATCAATGGCGCGAGCCCTTCGCGCAAGCACATCGCGAGTTGTGTATGGCAAGCGCTGATAGTGTTAGCGATCGCGACGTCGCGCGCGCAATGGGCTGGCGCACTTTTCGCGTTATCCCGATCGGATCAGCGCTTAAGCTTCAAAACGAAGCAATTTGTCCCGCCAGCCCCGAAGGTGGCGACAAAAAACAATGCATCACATGCGGGGCGTGCGATGGCGCTTTAAAGCCAAGCGCTGCATCAATCGCTATCGTCGTCCACGGAAAATCAGCAAAACAATTTGCGGAGGTTTAAACCATGCAAGCTTTAATCGATTGGACCATAGCACTAATTTTTGGCGTCGCACTTGCGTGCGCGATTTTTTTTAACCTTTAACGCCAGCATGAAAGCATGAAAACTTAATCTAAGCCCTTCGGGGCT